CATACAATGGTAAGCGCTGGTAGCTGTAAATACAATAAAAACTTAAAAAACTTAATCAAAAAAAATATTTATTATGAACAATAAAAACGAAGGAAGGAAAGTAGAGTTTTATGAATTTGTACGTAAAAAACGCATGAAAAACGGGGTTGAAAGTTTTCACAATGAAAAAGAGCTTTCAGGATCCGCAACTTTTCTAACTTTTGGAATGGAAGTTCTAGAATATGAAATGAGCTTCGCTAGTTACAGTACGGCGATAATTGAACTCGAAGACGGATCGGTTAAGAGTGTGCCTGTGGAGAATATAGTTTTTAAGAACTCTGAATCAATCATTAAATACAGCCTAGAAGACTTAAAATTAAAATCAAAGATAGCTTCAGGTTTAGAGTTAGATTTAATAGCCGAAACTTTAACTAAATCACATCCAATTAAAATTAAAAGGATGGTAGCTTTAGAGGGGGGAGAGCCCGATAAAGAATTTCGTATTAGAATAATTAATCTATTAGATTACTACTTTAAAAAGTAGTATTTTTTTGCTTTACGGGTTTACTTTTATTCTTTAGTCTTAAGAAATAAAGTAAACAAAATAATTAGAGAGATTCAAATGATAACAATACCAAAAAACATTAAAGTTGGAACAAAAGTAAAATTAAACTCCTCTTCTTTAGAGCTTCAAAATAATTTCACTAAAATAAAATCAATTTCCGTTCATAGGAAAAATTTTGAGCTGGAAGGATCTTGCGGATCTTTTCAGTGGGGCCATGTTAAAAACTACACTAACAAATAAAGAATTATGAGAGTGAACGTAAATCTTAGCGAAAATAAAAAATGGCCTTGGTCTAAAAGAATTATTTACTCGCTAATAAAAAAAGTTATCGATGAAAAAAAAGAATTCGATTTTACACTTGAAAAAACAAGTGACCTGATCGGATCAAATAAAAAAACTGTAAGTCTGACTATATCTGAATTAATAAAAGAGGGCTACTTCTATCAATACTCTTTTGACGGCCATAGAAGAGTTTTAAAAGCGAGGAATAAATGAGTGAAAAATCTAAAAGATTGGCTATTTCAAGGCATAGAGCAATGGGATTCAGTTTTTTTTATGAAACATATTTAAACTCTTTCAAAGATAAAGAATGGGAAGTTTTAGAAGTGAGCTGCGAACATAAAGCCAGTGGAATTAAAAACCACAAAAAAGTTTTAAAAGCTAAAGAGGTGAAATGAATTTAGATTTATTTTATAAAAACGAAATAGGAGAGGAATTTAAGTTCTCTTTATATTCTCATGAACAAGGCTGGATCGCTTACAAGAAACGACCTCTTCATTATTGTTGTGAGGCGGATGAAATTAAAACAAGAGCTAAGACTCCGAAAGGAGTTTATAAAGCATATTTAAAAAAAATAAAAGAGGACAGTGAAGAATGAAATACAACTTACACGTAAACCAAAAAAGAGCTTTAGAACTAGGAATTAATAGTATCAATCAAGCTCATGTATTCGATTTGCTAAGCTGTTCTCAATTATGGGCAAAACCTGAGATACTAAACGGTGAGGTTTTTTATTGGGTAGCAAGGCAAAGAATATGCGAAGAGTTGGAGATCTTAAGTTTAAAACCTGACACAGTTTATAGGCACCTAAAATCTCTCAATGAATTAAAGTTAATAGAATATAAGAAGCTAGGCAAGAAAGATTTAATTCAAATAACAACTTTAGGGAAATCTTACTATGTCGGAAATAGATCCGAATTAGATAAAAATCCGGAAATAGATCCGAGCAAATTCGGAAATAGATCCGAAAACAACTCGGAAATAGATCCGACATATAATACTACTAATACTAATCATACTACTATTGATAATAACAATGCGGAATCAAAGATTCCTAGTGTGTTTTTTACTAAAAAAGAAGTTCGTGAAGAGAATGAGAGAGTCGCCAAAGCTCAACGTGATTACTGTAAAGAAATAACGGAAAATAAAAAAGAGTTTGAATCAATGTGGAAGTATTTCTTCAACGAGTACAAAAAAGAAGGAAAGCCGCTCGGAAGTAAATCTGAAGCAAATAAGAATTTCCTTAAAAAACTTAAAACTCGAGAGATAGAAGAAATCAAGCAATCATTCTATAATTACTTTCACGATTGTAAGATGAGAGGTTACGGATTCATGCACTTAGTAAGCTTTCTAAGTGCATCAAAAAAATACGTCGAAGAATGGAAAAACGGATCTGAGAACCATCAAGCATTTTTAGAATTAAAATCAAAACCTCTTAATACCAAAAATAACTCACGAGAAATCAATAACAAACAAGAAAGAATAGAGAGAGAAGTGTCTGATTATGGTAATATGGTTTCGAGTGTTTTAGACGATGTTTTTAAATCCATGAAAACCGATGAAAATAAACAAAAATTAATAAATTAAAATGGAAATTAAAAAAATAGAAGAAGAATTAAGCTTTCAAGGCGGATTCGAGTTGTTCATTAAAAGACTTCAAAGGTGGCATAATATAAGTTTTGACTCTGAAACATTGAAGGAGTTTATATCAATATCAACTCAATTCAATTCAGAAGATTTCAACTTTTGTCACGAGAAACTAAGAGACGATCCGGATTTAGTGAAACGATACAAGATAAGCCCAACAATTGTTTATCGCCTGTGCTTAGAGTCAAAGAAAGAGAGAGAGAAAAGGGATAGGCTAAAGAAGGAAATAGAAAATTCAGAAACTTTGACCTTCAATAAAGCAGGTAGGGACGAGGTTGAAAAAGCGATAAAAGATTTAAAAAAAGCTCTGAAAAATAAAAGGAAATCAGAAAAGAACGAGAAAAAATCAAACATAACTCTTTACGAGTACTTAGATCTTGAAAGCGGGAAAACAAGCAAGGTTTTAGCTAGGGGAGATTTAAACGAAACGATCTTCGTGAAAGCTTGCAAAGAAAAGTTTTACTCAAGACCGCACTCGATAAAGAAAATATATCATAAAACAATTACAAAAGAGCAGCTGGATAGAAACGGAAACCCGATCAGCAAATATACATCCCTTCAACCTGTAAGTTCTATGAGTGAAGGTTCGGTTTTGTATACAGTTGGTTATTATTGATTAAGGAGAGTTAAAATGAATTTTATTAAGATTGATCATGAAAATTTAGATTATCTACCGTCTAATGAAAACATATTACTGCTTCATTTTTTAGATAACCCCATCTGCAGTAAATATGAAATAGGATACTTAGATTGCGAATTCCAAGGCCCAAATCTTTCGGATATTAAAAGATATGCACGACTTAGGGATTCAGGAGAAATTGTTAGCATAGAAAAAGTAATTGAATACGCAATAATCGAAGAGCCGAAGAATAGAAAATATGAGTCGATTGATGATTTTTGGAAATACTCAGGGTTCTATCCATCTGGTTCAGAAGAGGACAACGGGCTTTTTATGATAAAAATATATTTAAATTCATATGATTCAAAAGAATTTAGTGGAGCTTCTTTCACTGAGTGCGAAGAAAAACTTTTAGACTGGGCGAATGATGAATTGGATTAAAAAACTTAAATATAAAATAACGTTATTCTTAGAGTGCGACAGATGCGGCTGTTTTTCCATAGGAAAACCATTGTGTTTGGAGTGCTACGAGAAACTATTAGAGTGGTCAAATGATGAAAACTAACATTAAAATATTAATAAATGAATTTATCGATTTTATTAAGTTGCGAAAATGTGAGGGTTTTGTGGGACCGTGCAGCTCTCATAGAGCCAGAAAAATAAGAATGGAAACAAAATACATAGACGAATCTCAAAATTATATGAACCTCTGTAGTAGTTGCGAAGAAATATGCTCTGAATATTGGGCGGAAAAATGGTCAGAATACTATCACGGTCTCTTATAGAGAAAAAAGAACATAATAAAGAAAGCGGGCGGCGGTGATGAAAGAATACACTTATTGGGACATGGATCAAAGTGAACAATTACTTTATACTGATTTCGAAAAAAAAATAAAAAGCTACTTAATGATTAATTGGGATGATGAGGAGAACCTTTTGTGTAGTGCTATTAAAAACAAAGACCTTTCAAATAAAACACTCAGACTAATAATAGACACTTGCTTAGATAAAGAGACAAGGAGTCTATCTGAAACGCTTTCTTTTTTTTCGAGAAGAGGAAGAGGTTTTTTAAAACAAGATCTTCAGAGAAAATAGTTCTAGATAACCTTAATTACCCTAAATTAAAATGGATGAACTACAAATAAAGCTTTTAAAGAATATAAGAATGGAGCTTGAAGGTGTTGAAGAGTATTCAAAGAAAATAGATAAAATGTTAATGATTAAAGATTTTGTTAGTGTTGGTAGATTAAATCAATACGTAGAAATAGGAGTTGTTGAAGCGCTTCATGATTTAATTTCTATACTGGAAATAGAGAACGAAAAAAAGGATAGTGATGGGAAGAAAGCTAAAAGCTAAACCAAACGAAATTGTCGTTGGGTATTCGAAAAAAGAAAGAGATTTTATCGTAAATTGGGGTGAAAAGATAGGAAGAGGATCCCCCTGTTTTGTTATAGATCATTTGTGTGGGAAATTGCCGTTTTACGACTTCCAAAAATGTTCTTATAAAATGAAGGTTTTTGTAAAAGAATTAGAAGAGCTTGGCTTTGACTCAAAAACAATGAAATTTTCAATAATGAAAAAAGAAAGCGGGGAGTGATGAACAAGCGAATTAAGAAGAAGAAAAGAAAACAAGAAGAAGCAGAGTTTGTGTTGAGAATGATTTTAGATTCTGATTTTAGAAATAAAATTTTTAAAGAAGAAGAGTTATCAAGGCGCTCAAGAAATCAAGATTTAGATTCGGGGTGGAATGTTGAAGTCAAACAACTGACAAAGCAAGAAATGCAAGAGGGTGTTTTAAGTATAGGTGTTAAAATTACAGGCGTATTTTAAGGTAGGTAATGATGAAAATTAGAGAATTAATAGAGGAATTAAAAGGTTTAAACCCAGAAGCAGACGTTAGGATGAGGTGCGTTCTCTACGGCGATTTAGACGAGCATGGAGACGCAAAAGATTTAGGGCATTTTGTCGCTGAGGTGGAGGAAGTTTTAATTCCAAGTCATGAAATAAACCATTCAATTTTTAACGTAATAGAGGCTGAGGAAGAAGCACTTAAAAATATTCATGAAGTTTCTTTGTTTTCGACCAACGCTGAATTTTTTGAAATAGAGGATTGATGAGAGAGTTAAAATTTAGGCACGTTTACGAAGATAAGATTACTAATAGTCTTTTCACTAAAATATTTACTTTAGCAGAAATACAAAACGGAGATCCTGTTGATGAGATATCTGACTCTCCCGTGCTTAGGAATCATAAAATAATTTCTATCGATCAATACACAGGATTGAAAGACTCGAAAGGAAAAGAGATCTATGAAGGGGATTTTATTAATTTAGACCCCGAGCATTTTGCTGACAACACGAGTGAACCTAGAATGGTGTTTTTTAGTAAAGGTTCTTTTAGGACTCTTTGTGGAAATAATAAAGAAAATGAAGTGCCGAGTATACTTCACGACTATGATATCAGAACCATGAAAGAAATTATTGTTGGAAATATTCACGAAGGAATAGTTGACTTAGTGTAAACTTTGTTACAAAGTTTACTTGTGATCTAGTGGCGAAATTAGTAGACGCCCTCCCAAGTCGGAGAGTTTTTGGTTCGATTCCATTGAACGTATGGTTTACGTAAAATTAAGGTTCGAGTCCTGTCTAGATCACTTTATATGCATCAGTGGCGGAACATGCAATAGAAGGTAGAAGGGAATCCTTAGATGCTTAAGGGAGGAACGACACTATACTTTGATTGCACACCGAGGTTCGAGCCCTTGGATGGTGCGCCAAATTATTTAAGATTGTTTAAATGGAAAAAGAGAAACGAAAATACGGTCGTTGGTCTGTTTCTTCAGATGAAACTAAACTGGAAAGATTCCCTATTTATCTTCTTGATAAGCTCAGGAAAATAGCAAGATTTTTAGATGAGAACAAAGACAAGAACCCTAAGGTAGAGGTCACAGTAGATGATTGAATATCTTTTTTACGGGATGTGTGCGGGAATATCAGCTAGTTATGTTAGGGACGCTGCAGAGTATTTTTTTAACAAAAAGCTAGAATTAATTAAGAAAGATTGCGCTCATCTTAAAGAGTATAGAATTTGCGGTTATGTTGATCTTGATGAAATAGTTCAAACCGGCAAGCAAGCTTTTATAGTAGAAGAAAAAGCGAGAGTAAATACAGTGAGAGTATATGTTAAGGCTTCGGATATATTGAATAGAAGTTTAACTTTGGAAAATAAAGAAGAGAAAGTTTGATTCAGCGGGACATTTTTAGGCAGTCTTAAAGTCCAGCTTCGTAGCGAAAAATAAGAGGCGATGTTTCTGGTCATTAAAAAAACCAGTCCAAGTCTAAATTAGAGAGGGAAAATGATTATTAAAAGAGAAGTTAAGGTTAAAATTGAGCCGACGGTGCCTGAAATTGTAGATCTTTTTTGGGACTTAGATTCAAATGAGCAAGCGCATTTTTTTAGTCTGCTAGGTTTTATGACTAAAAAAGAAGATTTAGACATTCAAATACAATCCATTTTAGAATCTGAAGATTTCACAAAGGATGGATTTAAGTTTTTTGGATCTATCTTCGAAAGTTTTAAATTATTGAAATAAGCAGCGGGGTTTCCTGTCCTACAAAAAACAGGGTTTAAATAAATTAGAGAGAGTTTGTAATGTTAGTTATAGAAGAAATAATTACAAGTGAAGTGCCCGACAACAAAAGCGGGGTTTATGTGTTCAGAGAAGAGCTAAATTTAATAACTGACCATTTTACTAGAAATGACGGGATTTTAAGAAATAAGCAATTAGAGTTAAAAGAAGAAGTTCAAAAGCCAATAAAAATTGGGTATGATTTGCAGGGGAGTGTTTTAAGACATAGCTTTGTTGTTAGAGATAAAGCAAGAAAAGCTTATGAGTACGACTACATGTTTAAGTTTTTAAGTGATAGGATAAAAAACCTTGAAAAGGAATTATTTATATTAAGAAATAGTTAAATTAAATCAAAATTAGAGATGGGGAAATGGGGAATTTAAATAAAGTAATGATTATTGGAAGAATTTCTTGCGATATAGAGAAACGAGTCACGCAGTCAGGGAGCTCGGTTGTTTCTTTAGATATAGCAACGAACGAAAATTATAAGGACCAGCAAGGAAATCGACAAGAAAGAACTGAGTTTCATAAGGTCGTTTTGTGGAATAAGTTAGCCGACCTCGCGGAACAGTATCTAGGAAAAGGAAAGCAAGTCTATATTGAAGGCTCTTTAAGGACTAACGAGTGGACAGATAAAGACGGGAATAAGCGTTACACGACCGAGATTATTGGGCAAACAATGCAATTCCTAGATTCCCAGACAAGCAACGGGCAAGGAAATAATTCTAGTAATAGCAACGGTTCACGATCAAATCAACAAAACAACAATCAACGCATTCAAGTAAATCAAAGCTATCAGCACAAGTCGCAGATAGATGAGGATTTTATTGATGACGACTCAATCCCATTTTAATTGACTTTAATAAATAAAACCTTTCTAATTATTAGAAAGTAACTTGGAGGTTTTATGAAGTCATGCAGAAGATGTTTTATTGAAAAAGATTTGTCAGAATTTTACAAACACAAGCAAATGTTTGATGGCCATTTAAATGTTTGCAAGGAGTGTAAGAAAAAAGAATCTATTGCCCATCGAGAAAATAATTTAGAAAAAGTAAGAGCATACGACAGGGAAAGAGGTAAGCTTACTCACAGGAGGAGGAGATCAACATTAACAACTTCAAGAAGAAGGAAAGAAAACGCTCTTTATTATAAAGCACACACCATGGTTGGCAATTATTTGAGAGATGGTAAAATTGAAAAAGGGAAAGAATGTTTTTGGTGTAAGTGTTCAGACTCAAAATTAGAAGGGCATCACCACGACTACAATAAGCCTCTTGACTTAACTTGGCTTTGCCCGCCGTGTCATAAAAGGCTGCATTTAAGTAAAAGTGGCGAAGCTGAAAAAATGAGAGAAGAAATAGGCATTCCTAATTAAATAAAAACAAAAGGTATAAATGTTAGGAGATTTATTAAATTTAACAACAAAAATAGTAGGTGGAGTAGTAGGAACAATCGGAGGTGTTTCTTACTCCGTATTAGCTACGGCTCTCGGCGTAAGTTTAAGTGTTATCGAAGAAGCGGTAAACGCTGGATGTAAAACTAAAGAAGAGATCGAAGATTTTATAAGGAACGGTTAAATGAGAAAGAATAAAAATAATTTAACAGGAAAAGATTTATTACTAGTTTTTCTTATCTCTTGGTTTGCGAGCGACTGCTACATTTATGCTAAAAGATTATTTGATTGCTCTTGGATTAAGATCGGATCTTATGATGTCTGTGCTTTAAAAATCAACAAAACAAATCTAAATGAATAAACTGAAAATAATGTATCTTAAGTGGAGAGTTGAAAGGCTGCTTAAGAAGAAAATCGGGAAAATTAAATGTTAAATAATACTGAATACATTGATTGCAACTATGAGTTCGATGAATTCTACGCGAACTCAAAGTTTAATTTTGCGCCTGGACTTGCGAACGGCGATGAAATCGAAGAATTTCTAAAAGCTGGATTTCTTGAAGATGTGGAAGTTGAAAAGATTAACGCGACTAGTATCGATCTAAAGTTGAACGATGACTTTAAAAAATTGGCGGGTGGTCAGATCATCGATTTGACGAAAGGAGAAAGACCCGACGTTATTCAGATGAAAAAAGAATTTGATGGTAAGTATGTCATCAATCCGAATATGTGCTTTCTAGGATCTACAAAAGGGGTCTATAACCTACCAAATTGGCTTAGTACCATCGTAGAGCTTAGGTCATCAACTGGAAGGATGTTTATCAATCATATGAAGGCTGGCTGGGCCGATCCTGGATTTAATAGTGCTAATCTGACTCTTGAATTCCATAATGTTTCAGATAACACATATTTGATTGATTCCGAACAATATCTGATTCAAGTGGTTTTTCAAAAGTCTTACCCTGTTTCAGAGAAACATGATTATAGAACTAAGGGGAGTTACAATGGAAGGCTAGGGACTATTCAAAGTAGAGGAGTATGACAGACAGGAAATACAAGAACAAGCATATAAAATTTTAGAGGGATGCAATAAAGAAATTAGAATACAATTTTATTGCCTTGGCGTAAACTGCACTCTTTTAGTCGTTAACGCATTATTGTTTTACTTCAATTAGCCCTTCCCTCTAAATAATCATAACAACCTTCACTTCTCAATCTTACAGTGCAAGCAACCTTTTTCCAAGTGCTCATCTTGCTTGGCTTCTTCCTTACAATTACATTGTTTTTACTGTTAGTGCTACATGAATGCAAAGTGCAAATTATGCACATTGCTAAGCAGTAAATAATTAGTTTGCTACTCAATACATTCATACTCTTCAATTCCTTCGTTTGAGCCGATTTCGACTAGATTGCCGGTGTTTGGATAGTATTTCAAGAACTTATCATCGATGGATAAATCAACTACTCCATCACAGTACTCAATCCAGTTTGGTTTTGTGTATGAGCTAACGTCTATTTGTGTTGCTGTTTGCGCTTTAAGGTCAATTTTAGAAAAATTTAAAGCTCCGTCATTACCTGAAATCATGTAAACGAATTCTGAATCAAAAGAGAAATATTGGTTAATAGTGACGTGAGATGACCCATAACTAGTAACTCTTTCAAGTTGATTTCTTTCGTTATTGTTTAAATCCCAGAATTGCGGGCTACCTGATCTGTTACAAGCTAAAAAACCATCGTCTATATCAACATGAGAGCAGTTATTTAAAGAAGTGTTCAATACCTCAACTTCAGATCCTACGGCATCGCACCATGTTATTGTATTGTCATTGTAGCAATCGCGTAATCCTTGCCTTGCGTTTGTGATCTCAAAACCACCTTGTTCGCTAATGCAGAGTTTTTGATACTCATCTCCCGCACTTGAATTATCTGTGCCGATTATCAAGCAATCATCGTTCATTTTGAATACATAATTGTTTTTAATCCCTGCGTTATACATCCAATCCAAATCAGACATTTTAAAAGTATTTTCGTTAGCGAATGTTTTAATATAATGACCGTCTGATTTTTCAAATCTGATAAAGTTTTTTGCTATTTCAAAATTTTGAATGTCATTTGTTAAAATTGAATCAATAACATCGCCGCTTAAATTGATTTCAAGATATTTTAAATTATTTGCAGATTTATAATAGTAATGGTTAATTCGAGAATATATTTTTGAATTGCTTTTTAAGTTACCAGAGTTATTTTGAGGCAATCCGTATCTTGAAAGTCCAATTGCAATATCATTTGTTAAAACAATATAAGTTTCGATAATCCCGGAATTATCAGCATAGTTTATTGCTGAAAAATCACCAGAAATAGGTGTGACTTTAACAAACGAATGAGGGTAAGTATTATTAGATATTGTACTTCCAATCGAGTTCCATTCATCACCCGTATTGTTTGTGACTAAATTTAAAGTATCGTTTAAATTTATATTTAATTGATTTATTGAGTTTGATGAAACGGAAGATTTTCTAGTTGCAGCATTTTTAGAATCTCCAAGAAATATTTTTTTTATTGATTCAGAGTTTGAAGAGTTGTTTTGGTTTTCAGATTCAGCGTTTTTTGTTTCTCCATCTTCAGAAGCGCATGAAGAAAAAAGTATTAAAAACGCTATTGCATAAAAGAAGGTTTTATAGGCCATTGAACTGACTCCGTGTACTCTGTTAATGTATCCGTAAAATCACGTAACTCTTGAGAGTATTGCAGTAATTCATTCTTTTGTTCAACGGAAATCGGGTAGTCCGGCCTAAAATAAGGGGAGTCTGTCTCATAGAGACGCCTATTTTTCTCAGGTCTAATCACTTCAGAAATCCATAAATCAATATTATTTTTATATTTTTCTTCAATCTCTATTTCTTTTTCTAGTAAATCTTCTTTTTTAATTTCTTCTTTTGTTTTGTTGATAAACTCCCAGTCTTCACCTTTCACGATTTGCTTAATTTCTTTTTTAACGACAGGCTCAGGTATACCTTTCAGTTCTCCATTGTACCATTTTTTATAATTAGACAACTGTGATTCAATTTCTTGTTTTGAATTAAAATCTGATTTATTTAGTTTAATCATGCTGCCCAAAATTCGAATTTTAAAGTTGAGTTAACAGTATTCTCAGCACCTGACCTATACGCGCCGTTTGTACCATCATCTAAGGCCGTTATCATTGCAGCATCTCCTTGTTTTGTGCTATTTTGATATACAGATCTAACATAACTAGAGAGTGTCGCTTCTTGATTTATTTGCCCGTCGACACTAGCAACCCCAAAATATGGACCAGAAACACCGTTATCACTTTCATTCATTCCGACTTGAAAACCTTGAGAGGTGTCAGACTCTTCAGATCCTTGAACGTTTCCAGAATTTGAGATTGTTATATCATCTGCCGCATCTGTTGCCGTAGAATTCGCATCAGCCCCCGTAACTGAATCGATCAGTTTTAAGACAACGGCGCTCGGCGTTGAGATATTTATATCATCGCTTATTATTGATGTTTTAGCATTAGGGCTGGTTGAAGTGTCTGGAACAAGCCCAGCGGTTGTTGCCACAACTCTAAGTCCTTTAAGAGATTGAAGAAAAGCAAGATTATCCGCTTCAGTTCCTGCCGCCGTCGCGTCTAATGTGATTTCATTTGAGCCGCTCGTGAAAGCCGCACTAATATTCGTTGCGGTGTTCGGCCATTGCTGAAAATTAGCACCATTGGATGTTCTTGAGTGTACCGCTTCAAGATCATTCGTTCCACCAGCATCTCCAATTCTTGTAAACTTCCCCGTCGTGTTTGGTGCTGTAAATTCGCTATTTGTAACAGCTCCGTCATATTGCCCCGAGGTTGTTGCAGAATACCCAATTCTTGAGAAAAAGTCCTTATATTCAATTTGAGATAAACCAGTTTCTCCGTTCAGCTGAATAAAGTAGGGATCTTTTTCTTTGTAAGTAAGCTGAACTGGTAAGTTTCTGCCAAATATTTGCCGATTGTTTAAATAAATTACCGAGTTCGCGGTTTGATTAGAAATTACTGACTTTTCCTCTCTTGTAGCCGCTGCCTTTGCGCTTAAAACTTCTGTGTAATCTTTGTTTGTTCTGAAATGACAAGTTGATTGATCAGCGTTTTTAAGTTGGATCCTGTAGGGTACGTTTGAATTACCAGCGTCCGCGCCAAGATCTATAGTTATTCCACGGTCAGTCGTAATATTTAATCGCTTCGCGCCACCATCAATCACAAGATTTGCGGTTAACGCGGTATCGTGAACCATCACTATTCGATCATCATGATTAAAAGTGATCGCTGCATCTGAAGCGTCTAACGGGTTCCCGCTTGCGTCTGTGTAAAAAGTGGCTTTAATTGGTGAGTTCTTAACTTGATCAGAAGTCCCCCAAATATGATCTGCCTGAGATTCAAAAATCAACTGATTAAAATACTTGTCATAAATTGACTTATCAGCTTCGCTTGTCGCTACAATTCCGGTAGCCCTTAGCGCAATAGGTAAAGTTGTTCTTTTACTGGGATCTATTCCAAAAGCCATATTACTATGATATTAAATAATCTAAAGTTCCGCCGGTTCCGCTTGTGCTTGATTGCATTCCGCGCCCTGCTAATACTTGCCCGCTTGTTACGCTTGAGAAAGCGAAAGATCCTGTTTGTTGCTTTAATCCGTAGTCAGCATTAACACCTAGGGCGGTAATCTCTTGCATTTGAAACTCCAAATCTAAAGGGTCGGAAACAGCGCCTATGTCATCCACTACAGCCATCATTTTAAATGATGCAGGGTAATAATAAGAATGTTGTATCTGATTAGCGTTGGTTAGTGATTTAAAAGATGAAAGTAAAACCTCATGCTGGCCAGCCTGTCTTAATTTATTAGGTAAGACCTGCAAGAAAGCCCTATATTCAGCGTCATCCCTCCCTTCCCTGTCACCTTGCGATCCAAACTTCTGACCTATTCTATCCAACTCTATACCCGACGCGGTTGATGTGTTTTTCCCGCTTAGATACTGCGTTAAAGTGTTTTCAATAGACTGTATGTATTCTAGGAAAACATCAATTTTTTTATCAATGTTGTCTTTTTCCTTAAATCTTCTAACAAATCTTTCTTTGCCTGCTTCTGAGTAGTCAGTTTTTTGGTCAAACATATCAACTTGATGTCACGTTAACGTTCCCAGAATCAACATTTGCCGCCTCTGTCGGCAAGATAACTACTGTCGCAGTGTTGGACGGACTCGCGGTTTCATCGAAAGTTAAGCTAGCCACAGAAACAACGCCGTCTACCGATAACACGGCAGCCCTTAAAGTTGTCTCCCAAACGTCAAAACCAGCTGTGTAGCTTATAGCAGCTAACGCCGCCGCCACTTGATCGTCTCCGTCTGCCGGGTAAACAGCTCCTTGTAGCGGGTCAGTGTTTGTTGTTATAGTTACATCAACATAAATTTCAACGGTTGTCAGCCTAGAAAATTGAATTGTTACATTTTGCCCTTCGCTGTCCTGTAGTATGACCTCAGTGTTGCCAAAAGTTCTTATACCATCTGATATAACATTGAAAATTGCGGTAGCAACTGCGTTATCGGTTCCGCCTTCGACAAAACATTCAACTGATTTAGGAGGCCTTCCACTAGAGTCTACGACGTCATCTGTGTTCGCAAAAACAGTCTGGTTAGTTACTCCAGCAACATCTCTTAGCTTCGCTAAAATCGCCTCCCTAAAACCACCTCCGGAAATGGAAACGCTTGAATCTGCTCTTGCTCTTAGTTCTGCGTCTGTTTCTAGTTCTTCGCCTAACGTCGCGTCTACTGCGTTTTCTACTTCATTTACGCCCGTTACAGTACCAACTATATTAGTAAGAGTTCCAGATAAAGCACTTACAGATCCCGCTACTACTGACTGCATATTTACTGGAGACGCTTCATAGACTGTTATTGTGCCGACTGCAGGGCTTACCGTTCCTGAGTCTACTGTAAAATCAAAAGTCGTCCCCGTCGGGTTTTTTACTTGTGCTAAAATATTATAACCTGACTGATCGGCGCCACGAATGAAAACGTAAGAATTTAAAGGATAAGAATGACCAGCGCTAATTGTTAATGTCGCGGTTCCAGAAGATTGAGTTAGTGATGTTGCTGTTTTAGATCCTAATGACCCAAGCGTTACTGTGTCTGAGTTTTCGAAATTATTATTTGTATTAACGACGCTTACTTTTAAAGCCCCTGGTGAAATACTAGCGCCAGAAGTGCCTCTGACATAGGTTATTACTGTTGATTTTGTAGCGGGGTTTTTAGTTATGCCTATATCTTCAACTTCTCTAGATAAAGAAATACCACTAGCGGTTGATCTTGCGTTAGAATTGTAAACTCCAAGAATTGCCTCGTTTATATAAGACAAAGCCTCGGCCATAATAGCTATCTCCTTGCCTTGGTAAGAGGTGTCATCAAGATTGAACGAATTTCCAAATTTAGACCGGAAGTTATTTTTTAATTCTGTAAGAATTTCTTGTAGGTTTTGAGTGGTCAGCCCGCTTTCATTAAATAAAATCGGCATCAAACAACCCCTATTGTAGTTTCAATTGGTATTTCCCCAAACTCAGAAAGCGCGACGATTGAGATTATCAAATTATTGCTCGCCCTATCAATATCGTAATCAAAAGAGATTATTTGTTCCACGCCTTTTACCTTTGTGACTGCCGCTCTTATCTCGGTCTCTTTCCCTACTGTCAGAGCAGTATTACCTAAAAGTTTATCTTCCTTGTTAAAGTATCCAATTCCTTCCGTAAGATCAAGGAACCAATCACCAGCAACTAAATTGACGTTAATTTCTAATTGTTGCTTTAGGACTTCAGAGTCTTCAACGAAAATAAAGTCACTGTTTTCAATAACAATATCTCCATTCGAGTCAAACTTATAGTCAATATATTTAGCCATTATGGGGTCGGGTCTGGGTTAGCTAGTGTTGCTAGTTTTGATAATATTGTAGCTAAAGTATCACCATTACTACCTGCCAACGTTGCTAGGGTAGATCCTGCAGCGCCATCGATCAAAGCAGCATTTGTTGATAATATTGTTAAAAGATCTTGCATCATTCTAAATAAGTCCGATGTAGAATTTCCGATCTCTAAAAATGTCCCGTCTAAAACTTTTATTTGTGCTGTGTTTGCTTTTGGCTGGGTCGGCCATCCAACTAAGTCAGGATAAAGCCCAAGCATGCAAACAGCGTCTGAATAATGAAATTTACCTCCGTCTTGCGGTAAAACTGTTCCACCTGTTTTTTGCCAATTGTCTAAATAATTATTAGCGACTATTAACCCACAAGAAGCTCCTGATAAACTCAAAGGATCCATTGGCGGTCTAATCATAAAAGTATTGGTTCTGCCGGGTAGCATAATAGGGACATCAAATATTTGTCTAGGCGAGGGTATTTTTGTTTCTAGATCAACTTGGAGGAACGAGCTAAAAACATTTGCAATATAAACATTCGGGTTAATAGGTGAAGGTTTGGCTTCTCTTATTATGCCGGGGAAAAAAGTACTTACACCTCTTAAAACCCCGTCAACAATTGCTTCAACTGCATCCTCAAAAGTATCTCCTTCGTAATTCATAAAGCTTGACCTGCTATTTCTTGGAATCTTGCTTGTACATTTGTCTGGAAAGGTCCATCTCGATTGTCTGCAACATGTTCTATCTCGTTGGGAACTAGAGTTGTTAATCTTCCCGCGCCTATGCTTGACCCTATCGCCAATCTAATTAAGGTTTGGGACTGTATTATTGCGGTGTCGCCTATTCTTAGGGTTCCGTCTAATTCTGTACTATAATTCACACCGTAGTCCGTCACCTCCGGCGAACCTATCATCCCGGTCGCTTCGTTTACTATCCTAAAAAAAGCCGCTCTTACTGGGTTTTGAACACCTCCGGGGTAAGGAGATAATCCCGCATCGTCCACGCTAAATTTAACTAAGCCGGGAAAGAACTTTTCAAATCTTTTTAAGAAAATGTCTAAAGTTTCGTTGATCTCTTGGTTTTTTTGAAATGTCTTACCGGCTAAAATCGTATTTAAATATGAATTAAAACCGACGTCAACAATCAATCCTGCTTGAGCTAGAATAGTTGTTAACGCGCTTACTAATGTTTGACCTTGAGCTACTACAAGCCTAACATTTCGCCTTCTTATATTGTAATAAGCGTTAGATAGTTCAATCCTTGTCACGTAGTTTGGCGCCTCTTTATATGTTGTAGCAGAAACAACTACACCAGTAAAAATTTGCCTTAGTCCTTCGCTTAAATAGCCTGCCTGAATAGATACGATTGACCCAAAACTTTGAAAGTTGAGGTCTTTTTTAAAATCAAAACTCCCGGCTGAAATATCATTCAAATTATATATTTCTAAAAACCCTCCCGTAGGAAAGTTTAAGCTAGGCTGCTTCCTAATCTGAAAAGAACAATAAAGCTGTGGCTGAACAAGAGCAAAAGCTACGTTGTTTAGTACTATTGGCGCTCCACCGATTTGTGGAACAACTGTAATTTGAATGTGTCTTCTTTTTACAGTCAAGAAGCCTCTGTGTATTGAATTACTAAAAATTCACCAAAAGTTTCTTCGCCCGGATCTCTATTGAATCCTTCCGTGTCTATAACTCTTAATTCGCCTTGTGGAAGAGGTAGGTGTTTAAATTGTTTCAATAAATCAATACCGCCTACTAATGGCATTTCTTTGATGACACTATCAATATCCATAACCCACTGATTAACCCTTTTAGAGTATTTAACCCTAAAATTATAAACTGTCCCGTCTAGTTGTTTTTGAAATCTAAAATCATAAAGCCTAGAATCTGAAGTTTGAACGACTTCTAGGTTGAATATTATATCAGCCATTAAATAACTCCGATATCTAAAGTATTTGTGGCTGTGTAAACTATATCATTATCAATTAATAAATTAGCGGCTAAAAATGCGAGTCCTAAAAGAGTGTTTGGAATTTCAATAAAATTAATATTAATGACTATTGACTTCCCATCTTGAGGTGTTTTTACAGGGTTTAGCTTTTGGATGTAAATGCTTGAATAAGTCCTTAAGCCTGTTGAAACTATTAACGGTACAGCTAATTCTTGCCAAATTCTCAACTGAGAATAAATAAAGCGGTGCCTATCCTCATAAACATCTTCGTTTTCATCTGTTGGGGTATCAGTTACCCTAATAGTCATCTCCAGTGACTCCGGGAGAGAAAAGGAGTTATCAAAAGCAAACCTACCAGACTCAACAGTGTAAGGAGTGAACTCTTTTGTTGACTCGTGGCTTTCAGAAAGAACAGCGTCGATTCTTATTGGAAGGCCGGGGCCTAATATTACTGATCGTTTCGATTTAAGAGAAAAGGCCATTACTGTATTTCATTCTGAGCTTGTGGAGCGTTCTTGTTAGATTGGTTTTCTAAAGTTCTTTTGTACGTCTCCTTTAATTTTTTATCAACTTCTCTTGCAACTTTAGCGGGGTCGTTTGACTCTATGTTGAAGACTATATTAAAAGCGTTACTTGCTTTTTCTAGTAGGCTTGGAGCTGCATTTTCTCTTGACCTTCTCATATTTTCTAAAGCTTGTCTTGCGTTAGCTTCTCCGCCTCCTTTTTCAGTGAGTGATACTAAATCATTCAACACCGGGGAAATTACATTTTTACCCACTCCAATCTGAAAATTTTCTTTAGCAACATCCAGCCTTTTACTTACACCAGCACTCT